CACTGCAAAAAATAATTGTCCACTTCTTAATCCTGCTGTTATTCCGATTGTATCAATACCTGCACCTGCCCTTTGTCTGAAAAAATACTGTCTATTTGTATTATCAGATGTATATGCATAAAATTCAACAGTAAAATCTCCTGTTCCAAATGCCCAATCTTTACTATCAGGTATTTCTAAATATTGGTCTGTTCCATTAAATTTCATACTACCATCCCACCAATAAGATATTCCTTGAACTTTTTGTGAAACGTTTGTAACAGTATGACCTGTATTACCACCATCGATTATCGTAGATGGTGTTAAACCTTGTGTCATTTCGTCAAAATGTAACAGTAATTTAGTATAAATATCTGAACTAAATTTTGTTGTTGGTACATCAAAATTACCTGTATATCTTGCAATTCCCTTACTAATTCTTATTTCGTTTAAATATCCCTTTAAAAAACCAGAACTACCACTATATGTACCAATTAATAAATTTGCAGAATAATTTGGAAAATTATTTAAACTTGTTATAGAAGTAGATGCTGTACCGTTAATATAAAATTTCCAATTTGTACCATTTTTTACAAAAGCAATATGACACCATTTATTTTCAGGAATAACATCGCTTTTAAACCTTATTAAAACATTATCAATTTCAAATTCTAATTTGCCATCTGTTTGGTATCTTAATACCCACCTATTATCTCCATCATCAACTTGTGAAAATATATAATAAGCTGATGTAATAGGTCTCTCTGCATTTATCCAAAAATCTAAAGTAAAATCTCCGTCAAAATACCAATCATCATTATCAGGTATGGATAAATAACTATCTACTCCATTAAAATAAGCACAATTTCCAAATTCTTTATTTGGGTCTAATTCATCGTTATAAGCAATAGGTCTCTCATTTACCAATATAGGGTCGTTATAATTGGTAACAGTATGCTTATTATCGCCGTTATTGTGCAACAACAAAACAGACTTAATGGAATTTACAACTTTTTTAAAAAAAGTTATTGGAAATGTTATCATCGCTATGAAAAATTAGTATTTAAAACTCCGTATAAATTTGTTCCGTCTGAAATAAATGTAACAATATCAACAGCATTTGCCGTTGTGGTCAACGTTGGTGCTATACCATCTGAAAATTTATAATTTGTTCCCCATGCAACAGTTCGACTCCCTGTTGCATCTTGTTTAATAATTAAAATATAGGTTGCACCATTTTTTAAATTTGTCGGGTTTGCAATTGTTCTATTTCCTGTTAATGTTACAGTTTGAATACTTCCATTATCAAAATTTGGTGTTATTGTCGCTGCATCTGCAAGTGTAAAAACAGGAGTGTTTGATTGTCCTTCAAAAGTAATATTTCTTGATAAATTAATTGCACCTGCCTTTATATCGCCAGTCCCTATATTAAAATTATCATTTGGGATTACGGGATTTATAGTATTAGTTGTATCGTCTCTCTCAAAAATATCACTTTGAGTTGAAGTTGGTATAATATTGCCAAGCCCTAAAATCCCACTTGCATAATCAATAACTTCTTGTATTTCGGTATAACTTAAACCACGCGAATAAGCCGCGACAAAACCAATTTCACCTAAATATCCGGCTAAATTTGCAGCGTCTCCCAGTCTTAATTCAGCCGTTCCATTTTCAATCGTAGCTACTGAAGTTGAACCGCTCCCCTGAAATACATTGTTGATATATACTTTATGCCCCTCTGTTGGTGTCCATGCAATTGTTAAAAATTGCCAATTTCCATAATCAAGTCCTGTATTTACACTTGAACGCGTTCCTGTTAAAGTTTCATAAACACAACTTCTCGAAGTCCCCATGTACCATTCATATTGGTTCGAGGCATATTTAGAGAAAAAATAATCTCCGGTATTGCTTGGTTTTATTAAAACAATTGCTGTAAAACCTCTTGTATTATCATGCAATTCAACATCCCCTGCTGTTAGTAATTCCGATGCTGTAAATTGAATGCTGTTATTTCCTGAACTTATGCCGTCTGCCAAAATATCCGGTCGGGTAGCACCAGCACCCGAAAAATCATTTCCTTTTGTTGATTTATCTGTAATGCTATCAATCAAACTTCCTGTTGTCGAAATCGTTGCACTGTCAAATGGTTCTAACCATAATTCTAAATTTGCAATGTCATCGGGTTTTATGTCAGGACTCGCGCCTGTCGCCTCGTTTGGAATTAGAATACTGCCGTCCCAAAAACACTCTAAACGTCCACCATGTCGCCATAACACCCATTTCGCAGGGTGACCTGTTATCTGTGTACCGTTAAAATCAAAATATATATTATTTATTCCTTTATTTATAAGAATAAAAGTTTTCTTTTCTCTCCATTTTGCAGTTAAATTTACTAATGTAGGCATTTTAACATTTACATCTCCGGCACTTGTATCTACAACTAAATGGTCTAAATGCCAATCCTCTGTATCTAAATAATCAGATGTTATTATTTCTGTATGCACTTTTGTTGTATCAAAAAGCAATTTCCATTCAGTACCGTCCGAAACAAAAACATAGCCTTGATATAAATCATGTACATATTGCCTATCGTAACCACCGAGCAAATCCGTACCATTTACAGTTCTAAAAATCAATTCACCTGTGCCACTAAACTTAAATAAATAAAGTTTTTTGTCGGTATTTGTTGCTGCGTTTGGAACTGTTATTGTTGTATCTGTTGCGGCTGCTTGAATATAATGTGCTTTTGTAAAATCTGTTATTGATGCGCTTCCAGTTGTGGCATCTACCAAAACCGGAGAAATTTTTGTTTCTTTTATTGCATCTAATTGATAAATCGCAGATTGTACATTTGTTGCAGTAATATTGTCCGCCGGGATTAAAGAAATATCTTTAGCATCTACACCGGATAAAACTTCCCATGCCGTACCGTCATAAAAGAATTTTTGAGCCTCACCGGGACTTAAAGTAATCGTATTAACTGTAATATCATCGGTCGAAGTGTCATTATTAGAAACAATAAATTCGCGATTTGTCGGCAACGTTGGACTTTGTAATGTTTGTGAATTTCCAGCACCGGTTAAAGTGATTATTACACCTTGATTTGCATCAATAATCGCAGTTGTAACAGCTGCATCAATAGCTGGGTCAGTACTCGAAGCATAAGGTAAACTCGCGGTTAAATTACCAAGTTTTACACTTTTTTTACTGTTTGTGTCCTCACTATCTTCAATTAAAACTAAATCATTTGTTACAACTGCAACCTTTTCGGTAATTGTAGATATTTCGGCAGATGTACTTTTATGTATTGCATCTGTATCAGTACCACCCGCCGACTTAACAAAAGGGGCGACTATCGCCTCCAATGCTGCTAAATCAGCGTATTTTGTTGTTAATGCAACATCTGAATAAATATCTGTTACAAGTTCATCGTATATTAAATCAGTTTCTTTTCTAACAAAAATCTTTGCAGTTGCACCGCTACCTGTGTGCGCAAATTCAAATTGTTGCGAAATTAACGCTTTTGTTGATGCTTTTTCACTATCGTACAAATACAATATTGAATTTTGAACATAAATTGCTTTCATAATACCTGTGTTAATGTTCCTAAATAACTGTAATTCCAATCTGGAAAATCAGTTTTATAAGTTTGATATAAAAAATTATATGCTGTTGGTTTATATTTTTCAAAATCTGAAATGGCAGAGGGCGGCTCATATTGTTCAAACAAATATTTACAATCATAGCCGATTAAGTCAAGTCCTTGTTTCCACGACATTATCATTTTTTGCGCGGGTAATTCAGTTTTTGCATTTTCATTATTAAATTTTATCTCTGTTGAATTTGCCGCAACGGTATGTAAACCGCGCATAACAAAATAATACAACATTTTTATTAAAATCGGTTTAACTCCCTTATAGTTTACAGTTATTGTATTTCCGTTATCTGAAATCAAATCATAACTTTTCCCGTTCAAAAAATCTAACCATTTTTGAGTAACAGGTACACCTGCAACAAAATCATTCTCGAAATTTGTATATTCAATAATTCCCAAAATTGAGACCAATATTTCTTTTTGGTATTGTGAAATTATCTCATCAATTATTGATGTATTCAAATTTAAAAACGGTACATTGTACGGTGCTGTAAAATCAGATATTGAAATTAAATTAACCATTTATTTTTTTGTTCTTTTAGTTTTTTTCAATTCTTTTGGTTTTTCGATTTTGTTAGGAATATTTAATTCTAATTCCTTATTTGGCAATTCTAATGTCAATTTTTTAGCACGCATAATTCCTTTATTCATTTTAATAAATTCGTTTATTTTATGCTTCTCACCTGTAATTCTTATAGTTTTCATAATATTGTTTTTTTGATAAAAAATACTACCACCAAAGCCGCGCATTTATTTCAGTGCGCGGCGATGAAATTGAAATTATGAAAAAACTACGGCTCATCTATTGCAGCTACAATGGTATCGAAATTCCCTTTTACAAACATTAAAGAATTGTAAATTGGTAATATGATTTGCTCTTCTACAATTACAGCTACTTTATTTTGTTTTAAATAACTTACATCGTCCGCCATAAAGATTTTTAATTGTTCGTAATCGACTAAAGCAATAGCCATGTCGAAATCACCTACTATAAAATTACCTACATTTACAGCATCGGTAACAACAACAGGCAAACCACTTATTGATTGTTTTCCGTCTGTAACATCTAAATATAAACCGGTTTGCGATTTAATAGATTTAATTATATTATAATCAATCGAATTTATAACTACTGCTGTTGCTTTATAATATTTACTTTTCAAATCTGCAATTACAGCAGTTACAGCATCGTAGTAATTAGCATTTGCAATCTTATCTTTTAATCCATGAGCGGCTAAAGCTGTCCATGCGGCTGTCGCTTCTGCATTATAAGCACCCTCAACCAATAAAATTTGAGTTGCTGAAACAATCGTGAAATTATAAGTTGCATTATAATTTGTTGTATTCGCAAATGTTATTTTGTAACCATTTGTCAAATTATGAGCTGCTGCAAATGTAACAAGTGTTTGCGTTCCCGATTGCCATGTCGCAATACTCGAAATTGAAGTGGCTGCAAATGTAATATTTGCAAAATCAACAGTTCTCGAATTTTTCCAAATACCGGCTAAATTATTACCCGAACCATCGCCGAAAAGAATTTGAAAATCCTCTTCCCAACGCATTTTTTTAGGTAAAAATGAAAATACGTGTGAAATAATATAAGTAACCGACTTCAACATATTTTTTGAAATATCTACAAATGTACCTAAACGTACTGCCTGACTTGTTATTTCTTTTACATCAAAAGAACTTTCAAGCAATGTTGCATTTTCAGCAAGCATATTAATTGAATTAACCCATCCGTAAATTTCTGAATAAACAACATACGGCAAATCGGATTGTTCAACATTTATAATATCACGCATGTTTAAATCGCGTTCCACAGGGGTAATTACTTTTCCACTATCGGCAGTCAAAAGAATATCACCTGTATAGTCTGATGCAATCGAAACAGTTTTTTCTACGTATTCGGCTGTATGCCCTGATGGTGATTTTAAAAATTTCTTTGCGTTTTCGGTTTCAAAAAAGTTTTTCAAAAAAGTTTTAAATGTCTTAGGCTCTTCTTTAACAGATTTATGTTTGTATTTTAATTCTAATTCTATAAAAGCATCTTTAAGTTTTACAATCTCCTCTTTTAAGGCTTCTCTATCGTGGTCATTAAAACTATCTTTGATGACTTTTAACATTTCTGCCTTTTCTTTTTTGTAATCTTCTTTTGTCATTGAACCTTTTTGTAATTCTTCAAAAGACTTTTGAACATTAGCAACCATAAATGAAATTTTATCAGCAGCATATTTAGCTTTCTGCTCATCTGTAAGCGCATTAATTTCATCTTCGCTTTTTTCTTTAAATTCAATTGCTACAACAGGTGCAACAACCGCTAAACTTGCAACTCCTGTTAAAATCGTTTCAATCGAAACATCAGATATAGCAAATAAAGCAATAGCAAACATTGCGATTAATCCAGCAACAATCTGCATTCTATTCATAAATTTATTTTTCGCTTTTCTCATTTTGTAAAATTTTAAATGTTTAATATTAATTGATTAATGAAATTGTTATCATAAGTTGATTTTTTTTTCGGCTTTTTTTCAAAAGTGCATTTATCGGACTTTATTGAAAAATCAATTTCAGATAGTATTTGTTTTTGTTGTAATAATTCTATTTGTAAAGTTTTGAAACCTTCATCGGAAAGTTTCCCATTTCGCAACATTTTTTCTATTCGTTCTGTACGCTCAATCAAATCATTTTGTACCGAAATTTTATCTTTTGACTTCGCACCGAGATATTGTGTTAATGAATTTGCACCAAACATAACAACAGAACCCTCATAAAGTCTTATTTCTTTTATTACCCAAAAATACCCATATTCATCGGCTACTTCTGGATTTAAAGCCAAAGGATAATATTTATTCCAATTTTCTCGGTAATTCTCATTTTCGCTTTCTTTTGCAGCCACAACATAATTTTTATATAAAAATCCAATACTATGCTGGTCGTACAACCCTGATTGATAATTTATTAAATGGTCGTTTCCTTTTGTGGTGTTTGGTATATCACTTTCAAAATAAATTACAGTCTTATTACCAATCACCTTTTCTTTTAAAACTGTAAATTTACCGACTATATGCTCTGTATCAAGTTTGTGGTCGGCTTGATGTTTTATCTTTGCAATTGCATTGCTTCCGGGGCCGTTGTCAGCAATCGTTTTTTTTGCCGCGCCAGTTATGAGCATATCATAATCGCTATCAATCCAAAAATAGGTGCTTAATATTCCGGTTACTTTTCTTTTTGTTATATCAACATCTTTAACAGAATTTGCACCGCTACCCTTAACACCGTAAAATATATTTTTTTTGTCTGGAATATCCATAGCTTAATTTATTAATACTGAATTTGCTTTCTCTTCTGTATAGCCTAACAAAATTAATTGGTTTACCCCCGAACTTTTAGGGATAATTTTATCAAAAATCTGTTTGTTTAAAATTTCAATTGTTTTGATTATAAATTGATTTGTTACTGCTATATCTTTTTTGTCTCCTTGCAAAATTTCCAAATGTGAAAAATCAGTTTCCAATTTCAATTTTCCAAAATCAAAATTGTTATTAAATGAAAAATCAATTTCTTTTGCATCAGGTATTATTTTATCTGTATATAAAAATTCTTTGGCTTCTTTAAAGTTTGTATATTTAACTTCGCGTTGTGAGCTTGCTAAAAGTACGCTCGGATAGTTTAAAACATCACAAATCGTATCTGTGTCGATAGTCAAACTTTCCTTAAACATCATATCCTTTACGGCTACCGTCATCGGTGTCCATTTTACATTAGCTTTTGTAATTAAATATTTATAATCGCCGTCTGCTAATCTGTATTTTGCAAATTCACGCTGCAAATCTTTTACATCTTCAGGACGCAAAGGCATAGGCTCACCGGCATTTTTATCATCTGAACTTATCATACCTATTGCACCTAAACCTTTCATCAACTCATTTCTTGATTTATAATTAAGATTTATGTTTGAAACTGGTTTTAACAAACTTTGTAGTTTCCGGTCGGGCAACAAATAATTATTTTTTGAATGCAAAGAACTTGTTGAAAATGTCCAAACGTCCGATGTTTCAATTCGATAAAAATTACCTTTAAAGAAAAATTTGTAATAATCAATTAAATTCTCTTGTTTGGTTGCTGTTAAAATATTTGAATTTCGCTTTTCTTTTATAAAAACATCAATTGTCGGCAAAATAATTAATTGATTTATTCCTAAACCTGTTTGCTGCTTATATACATGTACTCTATCAAATAAAGATAAATTCTTATAAAAAACTTTCCAAAATTCATATTTTGATTGAAAAATGTTAGGATTTTCCATTAAATCAAAATATGTTCCGGCTGTTACGATTTTATCATTTTCTTTTAAAAGTGTGCGCCCGCGACTGTACGAACTTGCAAGTTTATCTATAACACTTCGCAATTGTGGGACATTTTGGTAAGCTGCATAAAAATAAGCATCAGTCCCCCAATTTAGCCAAGATGCTGTAATATTTCCAACCCCCTGTATATCGCCTTTAGTTCGATTTACAGGATAAGGATTTGATTTTTTGCTTAATATCTTTTGTAAGAAATTCATTGTTGCAAATTTAATTTTTTAATTTCACAAAAGATGTTTACGTTTGTGTAGTTTTTCGTATAATAAAATGTATAGAATGAAATTTGAAACAGGAATAACACTTAAATTCGTACAAGATGCAATGCAACACACGAATTTTGTGGAAAATATAAATATTCGTTATTTGCTTACAAAAGAACTTGATGTACAAAAAAACAAAATGAAACGGATTGATGAAATAAGTAAAAATGGATTGAAAAGTGAAACCGGAAAGGTTTACTATTTAGGAAAAATAAATATAAAGAAATTATATTACCAGACTAAAAAACGAACATAAAATAAATTTAAAAATTGCATAATGAAATATGCGACAAATGGAATATATCTGAATTAAAAGGAAAAAAATATTATTTTTAGAAAAATAAACGATGAATATAATCAGAAAAATAAAAGAAAATAATTTGAGTATATTTTTTTTCATCAAAGAAGTAAGAACAATTTATATAAGTTCTTTTTTATTCTTACAGTTGAACAATGATAGACAAAAATATATCAAAAAACATAATAAAAACAAATCGCCGGGCGATGACTACGATTTAATTGTTAGATTTACACACCAAACAAGATGTCAATTAATAAAATTGGTTTTTGAAAAATGGATAGAAAACAAAAAAGTTGTTTTACGGATTTTACTTACAAAGAATTTCTACCAATAATCTTTCATTCTCACAACATACCGTAAAGCTGCCAAGCCGTCCGGCTCGTGTCCATCCGGTTCTGGTATGATTTTCCCGTTTGCATCGACTTTGAAATACCAGCTCTCGAAACCTTTTTTTAAGTTAATACTTCGTTTTGTAATAAACAAGTTATAGCCTCGTACATCTTGGATACCCTCAATAACTTTTCCTTTTTTAACACCGCGAATATTATAATCATGATTTCTTAAATCTAAAATTGTTGTACGATTTGCAGAGTCTCCGATAATTAATCGACCTTTACTTATATTTTCAAGTCTCATTTTATCCACAACAGATAAACGTTCTGCACCTTCTAATTTTTCCGGCAATAAATTGTTTTCACAAAACACTTCGTCAATATATAAATTCGCGCCCTTTTGCCACAAATCTATAAAAATTGTCGGGTCTGGAGAAACTCCAAAATCCATGCCGGACGGAATACGTTTTGCATCTTCAGGAATTTTATCTATAAACTCATAAGCATAAATTTGCCGTTCTGAATAAATACCTATTTCGCCATAAGCATAAACACGAACCCAGTTTTTTAATTGACTGCTGGCATTCGGTAATTTACTTTTTTCAATCCTTAATTCTATCTCTTCACGCTCTGCATCTGATAATAATTCATTATCTTTATAAGTTAATGAAATAAAATCACAATCCGCTCTCGGTACTATTTCTTTATGTATCCAAAATTCAGTATCGGGATTAAAATCATAAAAACAAACTTTTGAACGTGTGAGCATCTGGTCCAAGGTCGCAAAGCTAACTTTCGTAGCTTCATTCACAAATAAATAATCGCGCCTTACACCTTTTGCTTGCTCAAAATTATGATTATCTACATTTCTAAATTGAATTAAGGTTTTATTTATTCTTAAATTTTTATCCTGTTGATTGTAAATAGATTTATTCCATGCAATATCAATACTTTCACAAAGTGTTTGCATTACATCAATAACACCATCTTTGAGACTCGGATACGTATCTGAAACAATTGTAATTTTATTTTTAACTTTTGAGATTAAAGCTATTTGCAAAAAAATTGTAAGAATAGAGAAAGTTTTCGACGACCCCTGTCCCCCTTGTATTACCCGATGTTTTTTTTTTAGGGCTCGAATTTTATGATATGCTGTGGTGAGTTTTATCATTATTCGATTTCAGTCTCATCAATATCAAATTTTTCAGAAACATTTTGAAAAACAATCTTTGTTTCATTCTCATTTTTATTTTTATTTTCTGAATAATTGATTGCGGTTTTTTTCCTTAATTCATCGTCTCCAAAAACCCTAAATGCAAGGGCTACACTACCTACACTTTCATCTTCAAGTAACTGACCTTTTTTAATTCGCAAAATTAAACTTTTGTGATAGTCAAATTCCATTAAAATCTCTTCGTTTTGCGTAATCCCCCACTCCGAAAATTTTTTGTAAGGAATATGCAATTCAGAACAAAGTTCAACCCACCTTGTTATTAAAATATTTTCTCGGTCGCCATCCTCATCTACTTTTCTTAATAACTTTAAGCTCTTATCAATCCACGCTTTTATTTCAGGTTCAAGTGCTTTTTTTTCAAAATCTTTTTTATTATTTAGATTTTCTTCTATAAGTGCAAGTATATCAGTATCTTCATGTAGTTTGTACTTTCTGTAAAAATAGTATAAAGATACCCCATGCTTTGTTATATCAGATACATAACAAAGTTTTTTTTTCTTTATTAGCTTTATAGCTTGTCCTTTTATGTGTTCTTTATTGTATTTCATATTTTTTTAGAACGGTGCAACAATTTCTGTTCTTTGTCGTGCCGCGCCTCGTCGTCTCCTTAATCGTTCACGTCTTTTACTTAACGTCTCTGCTCTGCTGCCACCTGATACTGCTGCCATAACTTAAAATTTTTTAATTGATTTATTTTCTTCGTTATCTGTAATTAAATGATATAATTTTCTTACTCTAATAGCTTTATTAATGGTTGCATATTCTTTTTTTATTTTCTGATTTATCTCCTCAATAAAATCATACAAACTTTCGTTTTCTTCAATCCTAAATTGTTCAAGGTTCGCAGAACTTCTTAAATTTGCTGAACCATCTATTATCACTTTCCCACCGCGTTTTGTTTCAAATGTAACTATTTTCATATGTGAACCCACAACCGATAATTGAAACCGATTATCAATATCTAAATACTCATAAAGTTTTTTTATTAGGGCGTGTTTTTCATGCGCAAAGAAATAATCTGAAACTATTAAGTGTAATTGTTCAACATAATTTTCTTTCAACAAATATCGTAAAGTATCAATGTTTTGTTCACTTAATGATAATGTCGATATTGTCAATAATTTTATTTCAAAATTTTTACCTGCTATGAACGCTTCCAAAAAATCACCGAAAACGAAATTACCAGAAATTACACAAAAAAATCTATCCATTTTCTTAATGTCAATATCATCTGCTAATTTCTTTGCATTTTCATAAATTACATACCCATCCTTTATTCGTTTGTCCTGTTTAGGTCTGCAATAACGATTTTTTTGTAAATAACTTTGTTTCACTTTCGGTATTTTCATAATGCAAATTTATTAAATTCTATACAAAATACAAAAAAACGCGCCGAAAATTATGTTTTATAACATAAAAAAAATACGTATGTAACTATTTAGTGCATATTGAATATATTTTTTAACTTTTCAAATGTACTATCTTTTTTATTGCCTATCCCTGTAAAAGAAATTTTATGATAACGTATTTCTGAAAAACGAAACCGTTTTTTCATTTCTTTTACAAGTTCTTTTTTGGCGTTTTTCACGTTATAAGCTATTACTTTGCGCCTGAATTTCCTACCATCTAAAGAAAAATAAATTTCATATTTTTTCATATTTGTAATATTTTAGGATTTGTTTCTGTTTCGGTTAAAATTAAATCGCATTTGAATGGTTTTTTTCTTTAAAATGATATTTTTTGTTTTTTAAAAAGTGTATAAAGACAATCGTTATAAACAACCAGCAACCGCAAGTTTATTTGGAATTAAATCAAAAATATCAATCTTAAACTTTGCAAATATTTGATTAATTTCAATAATTTTATTAACTGTAAAATCGTCATTTATTGGCTCATTGTTGATTATCATTGTTATAAACCAATCAAAAGTTTCTAAATCGTTATCTAAAAATGACAAAAGCTCATTTCTGAAATTGATAAAATCAAAAGAATATGCTTTATCTACATTAAATTTCGCATATCTATTTA